TATTTGACGTGTTCCTGCTCAATCTTTGTAATGAACTCGGCTTGTTTTGGATAGGGGGTAAAACCTTCAACTTCTACAATCATAAATCAAGTTTTATTTGGTTATTTGGTTTCAATTCCATTTTCCATTTGTATCCCCCTGCTTCTGTTCTAAATCCCCTATAACACATCATAATATTATGGGGGGTTGAATAGTTGATTGAATTAGCCGCAGTTGTTATACCATCAAAAGATGCGATGAAATTATCATCCATATCATATTGACATACCAAATATTCATCAAGTTCATCCCCGTTTATTCTGTTGATACTAAACTCCGCATATTTGGGGTTCAACTCAAACCCTATGTAACTTCTATTCATTTCCTTACAAGGTAATCCAGTCGTTCCTATTCCACTAAAAGGGTCAAGAACAACATCACCTTCATCTGTTAGTAAGTTGATGAAATATGCGGGTAATTCTTTGTGGTATGGTGCGGGGTGTCTAATGGTATTATCCCTTTGTGTTGCCGCTGTTGGGAATCTAAATACATTATCGGGACGGACTTTGTCTGGTTGGGTGTTTATTGTAGTTTCACTACCTCTAATCCCCTCTATAATCTGTTGATGTGATTTCAATACCATAGGTGATTTCAACCTTTTTTTGGTTATTTCTTTTTGTTCCTTCATCACCCTATCCATATAGAACTTGAGTTGTTTTTGGTTCTTGACAAAATGGAATATAAACTCTGTGGTGTTTCTAAATCTTTTGGGTGAACCATTTGGTATTCCGTTCAACTTATGCCAAATGTAAGTGTCATAGAACTTTAGTTTGGTTTCCTTCTGTGAGCGATGTATCAGTTCAAAGATATAGGGGTTTCTCAACCCATTAGAGCAATTATCGTTGATGTTGAGTATGAAGCTACCACTTGGTTTTAGAACTCTCTGTATTTCGTTGAATAGGGGTAATATCCAATCCACATATTCTGTTGGTTTTTGGATTGAAATATTCTTACCATAATTGACGATGTCCGCATAAGGGGGACTGGTGATTACCAAATCAACACTCTCATCTGGTAAGGTTTTTATTAGTTCAAAACAATCTCCTTCTATAATCATAATCTAATGTATATGTGTTCCCCCATCATTTCATCACCAGGGTCGCTAATTATTATTTCCATTATTCGTCTATTCCAAACTTGAATTTGATTTTCAATTCTTGTTTCACGTCCACTTTTTCTGGCTCTGCCATACCCAATAACTTGCTGATGTCATTGAGTGTTTGACGTGCGTTGTTTAGGTCTTCCTTTGCAAGTGCCAAGTCATATATCTGCCAGTATTTCTGCAGATGTTTGTTTATTAGCTGGTCTCTGTCCAACTGATATCTCTCTTGTAATAGTGTCCAAGTTCTCAACCAATACTCATTAGCCATCTGGTTGGATATACCATATTCATTGGTAATCCATTTGATGTATTCTGTATAGGACAGATGTTTATCCAATATCTCCCCCAATGAGTTTGTCAACAAATCTTCCACCTCTGCTGTGGACATCTTTTTCTTTCTACTACCTACGGGTCTTCCCCTTTTATTGGTTTCGTTTGTTTCGTTCATCTTCGTATTTTCTTCGTAGTGCGTTTAGGGTATTCACCATACACTTACCACACGATGTTGGTGACTTATGAACACGAAATATTCTGTTGTATAAGTCATATACCAATAATCTTTCAGCATGTGAGTAACGTGCTTTTTCCATCAAGGATTGGACTGATTCCAACTCCTCAAAACTCCAATTTTGTTCCATCTTTATAAACGATTATTACTTTGTCAATTTGTTTCTTTGATTTGAAACCAGACAATAGTTTGGGGGTGTCTACCCACGCCCATCTTTGTTGGTGTCTAATCTTCCAAATATGCACTCTTGATACCTTGTATTTTTCAGCTATCTGTCCATCTGTATAGTGCCCCACATTTATCAATGTTCTAATTTCTTGAACATCTCGTTCTGTCAATCTCCAAGCTCCCTTTGCCATAATTCTTTTAGTTTTTGTTTTGTTTTATTTATGTATCTCCCTACCGAGTTGAGGGGTATCTGTGTTTGTTTTGATACGGACGTTAGTGTCCCCATTTCTAACCATAGAACGAATAAATCTCTATCAAACCAATCAAACTCCTCAAGTTGTTTATAAACCCATTTTATGTCGGGTAATGTCTCCTTATACTCCTCATCAGCAAAGTCCTCTGTAATCTCTTCTAAAAGGGGTGTATGATGGTTCTGGTTCTTTCTATACACCTTGTGATAGGGACTTGTCTTTGAGTTGTAGTTATTTCTAACCACCCTAATAAAGTAATACATCTTTTGACTATCTGGTATTTCATTTATCTTTTTTGGTTTTTCCAATAACTGTTCAACCACACATTGAAACAAATCATCTTGAGCATCTTTATCAACACATATTTTCCTTACCATATCCATTGCTTCTCTATGATTTGAATTTATCCACTCAAAAAAGGTCATTACTAAATATTATCTTTCAATAAATATATCAACATTCCGTTTTTTTTCAATAAAAAAACCCCCACCTTTTGGGTGAGGGTTTGAGGTGTTTAGTGTTTCCCGTTTAGTTTGATGTCCAAACGTTGGAAATTGGAACGTTCATTGAGATTGTAGATTTTATCCATCTCATACAGATAATCTCGTAATGTTCCACCAGCGACTGGTTTTGTAAAGGACTTTCTTTTGAGTTTCTTTACAAATTTATCTATGTTGAACTTGTTTTCTTTTTCCAACATAGCCAAGTGTGCCAGTGCTCTAAAGAAGACGTTATTGGGATTGTTATCACAATATTGTTTTATCTTTCTATAGATACGTAGAACTTGTAATCCTCTTTCTTGGAACTGAAGAGCAAACTTTCCGTGTTTGAAGTTATCCAATGATTTTGCTCCATCGTTACCAAAGATGATGATGTAGTTGCTGACCTCAATATTCAAGTCAGCGTTTTCTTCTGCAATCTCCATAAGACGCATGTAGTTAGGGTATCCTCTTTTAGCCCAGTGACGTAGATAATCAATGTTTTTCCAATTTCTACTTTTGCTGTTCATCTCGCTTATGTCGCTGATGTCCAAGTCACGAACCAAATAAAGGACTGACATTCCAAGTTCTTTTGCTGCTTGCAATCTGTGCTGTCCCTCTACAAGTTCTCCATTGCGTTTTACAATAATGGGCGTGTATTGCCCTTTTTGTTTCATGCTCTCCTTCAACTGTTCTACGTGTGAAGGAACGAGCTCTCTGTTGGATTGGATGATTTTGAACTGTTGATAGTTCTTTGTGCGGTAAACCACCATATCCGTTTTTTCAGTGTTAGTGAAATAATGATTCATAATTTTGATTTTACTCTTTGTGTGTGATTTCAAAAGATACGGGAAATTCTCTTTCTACTCTCACACGTTTTTTACATAAATTTATTTATCCCGTTACACCCCCAATTTATTATCACAAAAAATCTTACCCCTTATTGGATTTTTCATTCAAATACTTGTCAAAATTATCAAAACGAACCTTCAGTTCTTTGCTATACCCTTTGGTTGCAAATTCTACCATTAGGTCAGTTGCCAAACAGATGTCCAACAAGCTTGGACAGACACCACAATTATCAAAATGCTTTTGGATTAGGTGTGACTGGTTTTGAAATACGATTTGTTCTTCTTTTGTTTTCATACTATTACTTTTTTTTTTAGCTGTCTAATTCGGGAAAATCTTGGTATGCCTCTTCAATACCTTCTTCCATTATGGTTAGGATAAATCTAAATGCTGCCAAAGCTCCAGAGTTGAATCCGTGTGTCCAATCTGCTTCATCACCAGATAATTCGTTTACCTCGTTTGAGTATAACTTCTCAATCTTCTTTCTTTCTTCTTCTACGTAAGGTAAGTGAGCGTTGTGTCCACTACGAGCATACCATACCAAGTCAAAATACTTTTGGCTCATTGCTACTGAATGCTCCAATACTTGTTTTTTTGTTGCTTTTTTCATAATCTATTTTTTTTATACACTAAATATACGAACAAAATACGGATTGTCAAGTGAAATTATAAAGATAATAGAATATTTTTTACAACTGCTGGTAGCTCAAACTCCCACATCATATATTCCAATCCACCTTTACCGATGAACTCACGTTTCATATCAATCTGCTTGTCTTCATAGGTGAATCCACCTTTGACTTTTTTGATTACTACATCAGCCAAACCAGCGGATGCCCAATCCAACTTGAGATTGAGGGTTTTTTCTTTGTGACTAACTACCATAGAACATACTTTGGGAGCTTGAAACTGAACTTGGATTACTTGTGTCATTGTGTTTATATTTTATTATGGTTCAAAGATACTGATTATTTTGATACTGCCAAAATTATTTTGAAAGATTTTTTTCATACCAATCATCATATATTTCACCAATTCTTTCATCATCTTCATCTATATTATTTTGCCAACAGATTATTTCCCATAAACGAGCGGGGTGAGATTCACGACTGTTTATCAAGGTAAAATCAAAAATATCGTAAAGATTTTCTTTTGCTGTTTTTCCAGTTTTCATAGTTCAAAGGTAATGATTATTCTTGTTACTGCCAAACTTTTTTTATCCGTGTTCCATATCAACCAAGATGTCCAATACTTTATACACGGGAACATCTACCATATCAGTTGTAAAGTCGTCATTATGGACTGCGTAAGTTCCATCAAAAACGTATTGAACTTTGCTGTGGATACAACCCCACCCGCAGAAGTGTTCATAACGTGTGCAAAAGTCCATCTTTTGGTCTAACCAAGCTTTCTGCATCTTATTCCACATAGTTCGTGTGAAAAGAAGGTATAACATCTCTTCTGTGGGTTTTACATACACACCTGCTGCGGTGCAACCGATTATGTGTAACCCGTCATAGTTGTAGGATACTTCGTCCAAAATCTCTGTTGTTTTCATAGTTCAAAGGTAAGGAGGATTTTTTACTCTGCCAAACTTTCTTGAAAATATTTTGATACAATATATTTTCCATTTTCTGTGTTGGGAATAGAGTAATTACCAATGAATCCCTCTTCGTCCCACATCTCAAAATAAGTGTTGTAATCATCACCTTTGAGATTACACACCAAATAAGATAAACCTTCGTAGAGTGTTCTTTCTTTACATAAAGAATCATACCAACCAAAGTCAGTAAAACATTTTACATCACTCATAGGAATAATTTCGTGTTGATATTTTTCGTTTTTCATAGTTCAAAGGTAAGGAGGATTTTTTACTCTGCCAAAATTATTTTGAAAGATTTTTTACATAGTTAGAACCCAAGAAGATTTCAGCGTATTGGTTCAATTCTTGTTCTGTTTCACAAGTCCAAGCTCGCATCTGTTCGGGGCTGTGCTGTCCGTATTTCTTACCAAGTGCGATGATGATTTTTACAAAGTTTTTCATAGTTTCTGTTTTATTATGGTTCAAAGATACAACACATAAAATTACTGGCAAAACTATTTCTTCACTTTTTTCAAAATATTTTTTGACTTGTTCATTTTGTATTGAACAATGTAATCCAAGTCCTCACGTAACTCTCTACGTTGGGATGGAAAAATAGGTAAACTCTCCTCGTATGTTTGTTTTGTTCTCTTCATAATACTAGTTGAAATAAAAGGTGGGGTGTTACCCCCACCTATGAAAAACCCAGTTAGTCGTTTATTTCGCCACGACCTCGGCGTAATCTTTCCTCAAGGTTTCTGTTCTCTTCTTGAGTTTCTTCAGTTGGACGTAGATGTGGATATTCTTCCCAAATCTTACAAGTGGTTCGTCTAATGGTTTCACTTGAAGATAGTTTACCCAAAGCTATTGCCTCCAATACACCCCTCATAGTGCTGATGTTTAGTTGGTCTGCTTCTTGTAACCACATATATGCAATCAACTTGCTTTTTTTCTCTCGTAATGCGGGATGCTCTGTCATAAGAGCGATTATCCTTTCTTTGATAGTTGCCATATTATTCTTCGTTAGATAGTTTTGTTATGAACTTGTCAGTTTTTGTTCTAACCAATTTCAAATAAGTTGCTTGATACTTACCCAACTTACTAAACCAAGTTAGTTTCTTGTCTAATGCCTTTAGAATGTTGTAGTATTGGATGGTATTGTATCCACCACATACTTCCCTAATTGGTTCAAGTTCATCACCCCAGTATAGGACTAATGTGTCGTAATAACCTGCCAATTCGTCTTGTTGTTCTCTGGTTAGTTTCTCTGTCTGTTCCATAATTTTATGATTTATTTATAACACAATTATACGAACAAAATACGGATTGTCAATAGGGTAGTAAGAAATAATTTATACTATTCTCTTATTTAGAATCATTCTAAATAACCTATTGGGTTTTGTTGGGTTACTTGTCTTTGTATAGGAAGAAACGATATTCAATATACATAGTTTCATCTACCACGTAGATATTGTCTATATGGAGCATATAAACCTTTTTACGGGACTTTACGACAATGTTGGTCTCATTGTATGTTTCAATGGAGAACTTCTTTATATCAAAGGGTATTGACTTGTCCAGCCTTACAGCCGCAGCTGCTACCAACAGATAAACATCCTTATTGTATTCTTGAGTAAAGGCACTCATTGGAATATTCATATTCCCCTTATTCAGTTCAACGTATCTAATATCAATCATTTTCTAACTCTGTTTCTAACATAACATAAACCATTTCAAAATCTATATGATTTGACGGTAACTCTTGATATTCAATATCTGTAATCACATCTAAAAAATGTTCTTTCAATCTTCTAAATACAGAACTGGGAATCTTATTCCATTCCTCTACGTCACCAAATATATCCATAACAATAGCGGAGAATAAATGTCCATATACTTTATTGGGATAGGTAACATGCAAATACCCTAATGAAGCTGCAATGAAGTCCTTGAACTCTATACCATTGTCATATTCATAATCAAATCTCTCTATAAAATCTGGTCTGTCTAGTAACATAAAAAGATTTACCTTCTCAATAGGTAAATCTTTCATTACATCATCTAATAACTTGTTCTTCTGTTGAGTAATGTCTACTATCATCATACTATCTAATATATTTTTTTTGATACTAGTTCTAGTGCTAGTTCTGGTATAGAGGCCGACTTTCTTATTCCAAGAAGATAAATCTTCTTTTAGGTCAAAAGTCAAGTCCCCTTCTAGATGCTGCTAGTGCTAGTGCGCTAGGCTTACAATCATCTAGTTTAGACCCGACCTAAAAGAATCTTCTTTTGAGGCTCACAACGCTCACAAGTCCCTAGAAGGAGCTAGCGTGATTTGACGGGGTTGAAGAAATAAGTTATCTTATATCTTCTTGTCGTGGTAGGTCGTGTAGTCGGCAAAAAACCTATTATCCACTCTTGTAATAATAAATATTACAAAAACAAAAAAAGAAAACAATATTAGATAATTTAGAATCAATCTAAATTAGGACAACTTCTGTAATCTAATGGTGCTACCCCTATCAATAGATTTTTGATGGTATTGAGTATGATACAATCCAAACAATCCATTCTTACAATCAACCCCATATTCTCTAAACTTGGATACCTTACCCTTTATCACTTCCAACTCAAAGTCATAGCTGCTATAAATCCTATACGTCTTGGTGCTAGTAAAGTGAGGAGGTAACGTTAGGTAACTGAAATCGGGTATAAAGAATACATCCATACGAATACCCATTTGATTCATCGCAACATCCAATGAGTAATCCAACAAATCAACAATCAACTCTGGCATATAATCACCCGTAAAGAACACATCCATATCATTGGCAGTTTCTTTGTCCAATAATGAACCAAACAGATAACAATCAAATTCCTTGAAATTTTCGTTCTGGCGGACTTTCTCTAACCAAATGGGTATGTGTGTCCTTGAAGCGTTGGATAGTTCCTTGAACGTCTTTATTTTACCTTTTCTGTAGTAATAGGAATATCTTTCTATTGTCCTCATATAAAAAAAGGGGGACAACTAAAACGACTATACATAATAAGGACGAAAAAAAAAATAAATTATAATAGAGTGAATTATAAGCAACCGACAAGAAGCAAGTCCAAACTATGTGCGTTGTCCCCCCATTTACATAATATAAAAAAAGTTTATTTTATCCACATATTTATAAAAAAAAGTATGGACACACATATCTGTAACAAATGTAAGATTGAAAAAACAATGAATCACTTCAACTTTAGTGTAACCACTGGATATTATACCTATACATGCAAAGAGTGTCTGTCAATAAGAAGAAAACAAACACGTGACGCCATAAAACAAAAGACAAGCGCATTGGAGATTTGTGAGGATGAAATAACCAAACAAAATGCTGAACTACTTTTGAGGAGTATGGGTTATGAGCTATACAACCCCGAGAACCCCGTTTATTTGCAATTTGAGAGACGTTCTCTAATGAGATATGGTGTTGACTTGTCCAAATAAAAAAAGGGTCTAAAAAGACCCTTTCTAAAAACCAAAAAAACTTGGGAGCTATTAGTGGTTATTTATTTTTCGCCCTAATCCAACCACAGATACGTTCAGCGGTTTTGATTGAGTAACCTCTATTCTGTTGGTCAGTAATACACTTATCCCAGGGATAAGATGCAAATTTCTCGTTATCCCAATTTGAGATACAAATCGCAAGAGCCTGGTCTTGTGGATACTCACCACTGATTTGACTAATACATCTACTTACATACGTAGATTTATTTTCACTTGATTTTGGATTTGGAATGGGCATAATTCTTATTCTTTATCTAACTGACCCCAAATCAAACCAGTCAAGGTCATTATGCCAGAAATAATCTGCTCTGCAACACTCTCATCCAAAGTGCCTTTCATAACAAGAATACCACCCACAAAAGTAAGGGTATGTCTAACAATACTAAAAATTTTATCTTTACTCATCGTTTTTATTATTTTTATGTTTTATTCTATCCCATATTCTTATGAGATTTATCACCAATCCCGTTATCAAAAGTAATATAGTCAATTCTGCTTGAAATTTTATTAGGTAAGCAAAAACACCAGCCAAAGTTGTGGTGTTACCGATTATCTCTTTATTATCCATTTTTACCAACAACAATTATTAGGGTTTGTAGGGTCACTATAAACGGGTAACCCCATATTCCAATATCTAAAGGGACGTCTAGGTCCATTAGGTATATGAACCCCACTATAATAGTTTACAGATGATTTTGGAATACCATCAGCCGCATTGTATTGGAAATACAATGGGAAATCACCTTGTCTATACACCATATAATCTTGCAAACGTTGGCTATACCACTCGTAGCGTGATTGATGGATATTTCTCAAATAAGACATATCTCCCCTATCAACAGCTTTAGAATTTGGACTCTCACCTATTGATAGTGACTTATTCATCATTCTCATATAGATGGATGGTAATGCCTCATACACTGCTCTCCATAATAAAAATGGACCGATATAATCATTCAATAAGGTTGTCTCTGCAGCTGTCAACGTATTGGTTTCAGCTGCTGACATAATGTGATTATAAAATTTTGTGCCCACTAAAGTTTGCAGTCCAATTTCTTGGGCAATTTGTATATTGGGTAATAAAAGTGCCTCATCCAAATTCTCATTTACCTCTGTAAACGATTTGACTTTTTCAGCACTGACAAGTAAAACACCTAAACTCATATTCCTACTTTTTCTTCAACACCAGGAACTATTTGAGTTTCACCCTCAAACAACTCATTCTGTTGAATAGATATTTTATGGACTTCGCCAGTTTTATAGAATAACAATTTCTCAAATTCACGAATAAGGAATTGTTGTTTTGGAGCAACTACTGAACGTAAGAAGTGTTCATACCCTTCTATAATTTCTTGTTTGCTTCCTAATTGTCCCGCTGTCTTGATTCCCAACAAGTCGGGTTTGGTTATACCATGCGAGGTTAGTATCTTGGTTTGTATAATTTCATTCAAGGCGTTGAATAAATCCGCATTGTTATTAGGTGCGATACTGGTAATAGTGGGCTCCGCTTCTTTACTATCTGCAAAATTTAGGAACATTTTTCCAGCATTGTTGGATGATGAATAAATGTCCTCAAATTGGCGAAAAATCATCTCACGTTCTTCATCACCTGGCACCCCATTATTCAATGAAATAAACAATGAAGGGAAATATCCATTTTGAATATTGTTCAACTCAAAGTTCATTATCTCAATGTCTATTTGAACGGGGATTCTACCACCAATCCAAGAAGGTAACGGATAATATTTTTGGTTGGGTTGATATTGGAAGGAGTAGAATATTTGACTATCACCCTCTCCATTTATGTTGAATGCTTTGATTTCAACTGGCTTATATTTTTGTATGTTTGTCCAATCAGCACAATACCAATAATCCTTTACATAATCATAGTCATCTACTTTACCACTTCTAACTTTACTAAAGTCAATGTGATAAAAATCTGCAATTCCTTCTCCGTCACGTCTTTTTACTGTATTGAGTGCAATACCATTGTGTATAGCAAAATCAACAGCTGTCTTCTTGAAAACATCATATAGGGTTTCCATTGAATTAGCCATCATAAAACTATCCTTACCATCAATGAGAAGATTTTTACCGATAATTCCATTTATTACAGCATTTAGACATGCTCTGTTTATAGAAGAAAAATTATACATATCAATGCTGTGTTGTGGTTGGAGATTATCCTCCCCATATAACACATAAGGTTTTGATACGATTTTTTCTTCAAAACTTGGAATATATGCAGGGATTCCAAATTCGTAGATTTTGAATTTATCGTTTGTATTCTTCATATCTTATAATATAATTTTTTATTGTTTTACCCAATCATTTGAATTTATTGTTCTTTAGTTCTGTCGTGATAATGCTGTTTGGAATGTTACGACTGCGGTGTCATAGTTTGATGCTTCAGTTGCGTCCATACCATAACCGATTGAAGCAAGAGCCCAATCTCTTTGTCCAAAATCTACCGCTGAACCGTCCCTATTATTTGCAGAAATATAAATGTCAAGAGGAATTCCAGTGTTGATATTCTTACTATTAGAACCCAAAGACGAACCATCTTTATAAATGTAAGATGTTGAACTAATATTTGTCATCAACCAAAATGCGTCAGTGTTTCCACCATTACCTGCTGTATTCCATCCAGCACCAACACCAATGTATGCTGTATTATTACCCAAGAATGATGAAATCATACCCCAATCTTGTGCATATAAAGTATGATACGCTCCCATATCATAAGCACCACCAGAATTATTTTCAGTAATATACATTGAATAGTGGATTGAACCAGCCGATTGGAAATTGATAGTTGATGGTATAATACCAGTTTCAGCATATCCATTTGAACCTGGTGATGCTCCCGAACTTGAGTGTGTCCAAGTTCCGTTGAATGTTAGATTATATTGAGTTGGGTCGGCAAGGTTGAATTGATGTTCTGTCGCACTTGCTCCAACAACTGGATATAGTCCTATCATTTTACTCCACAATCCATATCCCTTCAAATCCAAAACAAGTTGATTGGTTGCGTCTTGTTCTGTTGTTGTCAATGAACCTCCTGCGGTTGTGATTGCGTCAAAGAACGCTTGAGCATCTGGGTCAAAAGCTGGTGCTGATGGAGTAGGTGTCAAAGTTGGTGTAGGTGTAAGAGTTGCGGTTACCGAAGGTGTTGGTGTTATTGTAGCCGTAACTGTCGGGGTGTTAGTTGGAGTTGGTGTTAGAGTAGGTGTTACCGTAAGTGTTGGTGTTACCGAAGGTGTTGGACTCGGTGTGCAATTAGGAGCTGTATTACCAGATATTGAAAAAGCAATTTGACGTGATGGGTCTAAATCTTTGTGGAATGCTAATTCCACTGTAGATGGACCACTTGAACTACCATCACTAAAATATCTAATCCTACTACATTTCCAATAAGAACTATTGACAGATGATGTTGAGAAATTATAATACGTTGTTCCCGTTTCGGCTATTCCACCAAAACCTTCTGGAACATAATTGTATTGAATCATTTGATTTGGGTCTAAATAAACCTTGAAACCATTGATTGATGAACCCGATACAATATCAATATGAGTCGTATTACCCGAAACATTTAGATATCCACCTTCACAACTATCAAGAGTGTATAATGTATTGGCTGCACGTATGATATTACCACTTACCAAGTCCTCAATCAAGAGGTCTGGATATGCTACATTCCAACTATAATAATAAGCCAAGGAATTACTAGTATAATATCGTAGAGCAACTTGTGTTGTAGCTGGTGGATTACTACCTGGTGAATAGAAAATGTAGTTGGAGTTATTTTCGTTGTTGGATACATACGTGTATGAATAAGGGTCATCAATGGTATTGTCATATACCACACATCTACCCTCTTCTAATTTGTCAAACGCATATTGTGGATTTGTTGAGTTTTGAGTAAAACATTCATAAACAGAATAATAATACTGACCTGGATAGGGGAATATCTCATAAGGGACATCTCCAGAATACCCAGATGGTGTTTGTCCTTCATAGAACTCAAATTCATCATATCTGTTTTGATTTGTGGATATGTTTTTTGGAAAAAATCTAACTTTTTCTTTTGACATTATATGCTCAAAGGAAAAAAGATATTGAGGGTTAGGTATCACCTTATGACGGGATACACTAACCACCATATTATTTTTTTGATTTCTTTGGATTCTCAACATTACACGTGTAATTTATGTATTTTATCTAATATTTTGTCAATATCTACGTCCCCACCTTTTACTTGGAAACTATGTTTTATCATTTTTGCCGAACTTTTATGTTTTTGATGATAGATTACCTCAACTTGTATAATATCTGTCCTTATATCCAAAATTATATTACCAATGGAATATCCATTATACGTCTCTCTTTGATATTCAAATATTCCATTATAATCTAATACCATAGTGTTCAATTATTACACAGCAGTAAAGTTCAATTCTTCATCAAGGAACATTCTGGTTCCATCAAAAGTTGCGGTATATTTTGTAACTGCGTTATTACTGATTGCGATTGTTCCGTTTTTAGCATATACATTACCACTAACCCCGTTGATTGTAGCCGTAGGGACATTATAGGTTGTATTATCCACGATAAAGATAAATCTTTGACCCGTGCGTAAGTTGATAAAGTTAGGGGTTGTATTAGCCGTCAAAGTAAAGGTGTAAATTGTTCCTAAACTACAATCCACATCAACAGTTCCACCGACATTACCACCAGCAATAACATTGAAACTTTCTGTTTTGAAGGTGTGCGAATTTTCTGTATGTGTAGTATCATCATAAAGAGCCGCTCTATTGTCTGTTCCCAACATTACCGCTCTTGTAGTGCCACTTACAGTAGACAGATTACTACCGATAATCATATTCTGTCTTCCAGTTGTGATTGTTGAACCACTTGAATTTATAATACCATTCAAGATGTTATCTTCACTAGCGTCTGCTAAAATCTTGTTTGACTTACCACCAATTACTAAAGGAAATTCTGCGTTACCCGTATTGTTTTGTGCTCTGTTGATAACTTTGTTACCATAACCACCAACCATAGTTCCATAAACGTAACGCTCATCTATCCATGCGGTATTGTTCACTTCAAGAGTGTTATTTGCACCACCATAGATATAACAGTAGTTCATATACGCTCCAAAAAGACGGTTGTTATTACCACCAAAGATTCCTAATCCAAGACCATTACTATTTCGTAATGTTCCAGTGTGAGCCCCAACCGCAACACCATTGTCGTTAGATGTGAAACTTACTGATGTTGAACCAAGTTGAGAAGAGTTATTTCCTTGCAAAGTATTACTAGCACCACCCACAGATGCTTTGTTATCTCCACTTTGCAGTGAATTGCTTGTTCCACCACCCGCAAAGTTTTTATTACCTTGTGTGATTGTATTACTTTGACCCGCAACAACACTATTGTAATTTCCAGATGAACTGATTGTTATATTGTTTCCACCGAAAATACTATTCGCATTACCGTTATTTATCAAACCCGTCCAACAAGAGTATATTCCATTATACAAACCAGATGATACCGTCAAATCACCATTAGAACCGATGACAGTTCCAACAATACTACTATTTGAAGTAATGTCAGCATTGTAACCACCTATGATTGTGTTGTTAGAATCACTATTAGTTGAAGTGATTGTTGAGTTATATGAGTTCAAGATTGCGTTTCTTGTGAATGCGGGTGTAATAGTGCTTGTATTATCACCACCAACAATCAAACCACCCGTTGCTAAAATTGTTTGACCCGTCAAATGCAATTTATCAACATAAGTGGTATTCGCAACTGTAGCTGCTGATGTTGGGAAATAATAAGGGACTAATGAGTGTGATGCGTCCCCTTGAATAAAACCACCAGCAATGTCTGTTCCTGCTAATAGGTTTTGTCTTGTTATTTTATAAGTGGTAGTATTACCACTATCATTCATTACTAACCAACTACCATCATCTGCAGTTGTTGTGGTGGTAAGTTGGGATATTTTTACATTTGCCATATTATTTATGTGTTTTTATTTTTATATGAAATCATAATCAATATTATCCCCACCCTCTGTTAGTAACTCAAAACTACCTTCGGTAAGTAAATGATATGTCTCAACTGGTGGAGTTGATGATGGGACATATCCCCCAATTCTTACCAATTTTGATGGGTCAAATTCCCACGGCTTTATGGCATCTTGCAAGGCAGCAAAACGTTCTTCAGTTGTTTTTTGTTCAACTTGTGGGACGGGTATCTTATATGTCTTGAATTTTCCTAAAAATCCGTGTGATATTCTTTCCATATTTTTATTTATTTGGCTAAAGGGGGGTTTTTACACCCCCCGTATTTGTGTTTATAGTAGTTTACGCCACGATTGTGATGCCAGATACCACATTTTCTAATGTGTCATCCAACTTCATCATCGGGTCTTTACTAAAGAATGAGAGAGTAATTGAGTAAGATGAAGCATCTCCAAAATTTACTCCAGTCGCAGCTGTTCCAGCACTCAAGTATCCGCCTTGGAAATCTGTTCCCAAGTAAAAGATATTATCATTGTTGTCATAGCAAGCTACCTTCAGTCCTCTATTTTGACTCAAGAGTTTGATTTGATTGCGAACCGCAGTATCTAATTTGTGGAAAACCATAACCAAATCTTGTTGATAAAATAGTGAACCGTTCTCAAGAGAATTATTGATGGTTTCAGTCAATGAAGACCCCCCATTTTTACGCATTTCATAAGTGTATGCGTTGCCAGTTCCAGAAATCACAGAGATTTCACCAGCACTTTCTGTATAGCCAGTAGCATCTTGGAAAATCACAACTTTTGAGATTCCACCCGTTTGGGCGAGACACGAATTGTTGATTGAAGAGCTTACCTGGCAACTTGAATAATCAGCCATTTTTATATTTTATTTTACAAGTTTATTTTATGTGTTTTACGCTAAATTGTTAGTTACAAAGTTCTCTGGGAATGCTATATTCGTTGCAAGGTTGAATTGGGCTTGAAGCCTGACCTCATCATTGTCTTTTGAATACCACATATCTAAACGCTCTGTGTCATCTAATAAACCAACACCGATTACCATTTGTGAGCTCTTGCCCAAAACGATTCTATCCTTTCCAGCAAGTCCTGGAACACCTACAACACGAATTTTTGTAGCGGGGTGGAAGGTGATAAATTCAGTTCCTGCTTGAGTAGCATCACCATAAGGTGCGTAATAATTGCTCGTTCTCAAATTTACAACGTAATTGTTGTAGTTTCCAGGTGACATAAATACTACCAAATCATCATCCTCACGAATCGCATCTGGACAAGCAGAAATAACTTCATCCACACAAGTCAACATTGTTGAACTTGAAGGAGAAGTAGGACTTACTACGTAGTTTACACCAGTAGTTCCCGTTGCGATAGTGTAGTAGAATCCGTCATACCCATCAGTTCCAGTCGTAGCTAACCAACATTTGTCTTCAACAAATTTTTGGATTTCTTTTACTTTCAAATCTGCGATTTGAGCTTCAAATGGAAGTTCAGCGTTTGATGCTGGATTGTTTAGGAACATACCAGCCCAGTATGTTCTCAAATCAGTAGGACATAAAGCCTCTTGATAACGATATAATTTAGTAGCCAAGTTTCTCTGCGTAAATGTAGTAGCAGAGGTATTAGAGTTACTCCATCCACATCCACCATCACCTATTGAAATTGAAGATGATAAAAGGTTGATAGATTGAGTTCCCTTCACACCTGCTTGAATGTAGCAGATTGAAGGAGTTTTAGCTTTTACAATACTTTCAGAAATTAGTAATCCTCCTACCTCATCTGTGTAGCTGGAAATATTTGAAAGGTCAAATGAAAAGCCGTGTTTGTTCAAACCATTTTTTGTGTTCATTTTATTCTAATCTTTTAGTTTTTTTTATTTATTTTTTTAGTGCTCTACGAAGTTGAGATAATTGCTCCAATTTAGAAAATTCTAATTGTTTGATGGATTGAATATACTCCCCTCTTTTATCGTAGATTTTTTCAGCCGCAGGTTCAGCTGCGAATTTGCTGAATTTATTTTTTAGCTCTTCGTTTTCTTTACGTAAAGCGTTGAGTTCATTGCTCAAAGATTCCAATGCTTGTGTAAACATTTCCATCATCTGCACATCAATTTGTGCTTTTTCTTTGATATCAATGATTTTGCCGTCTTCTACAACAACAATTTTACCATCTTCGGTTTCGTATTCACCAGAATTTGCAGGTTGTTTACCTTCTTCAGTTACCAAGTATAAGTCAGCACCTACACTCAAGTCACCTTCAGTTTCAACAACAGTTCCGTCAATCAAAGTGGCTTGAGCCATTTTGTTTTTTGACTGCTCTTCTAATGAACCTTCACCAGATTGGTCTGGGTATTTTACACCCGTGATTTTTCCTTCAGCATCTACAACAATCACAATACCCGATTTGGTAGTGTGTTCGCCTTCTGGTGCCATTACTTCGTTTCCTTCTGCGTCAATAACATACAACATTTGTCCTTCTGCAAAATCACCATCTTCTTTGTTAGTAATTTTTGTTCCATCAGCCAATTCTGCGTCTGCCATTTCTTCAGTTGATACTTCGGGTAACATCAATTCACCAACCTTACCCTCTTTTACCATTATCTTTGTTCCGTCTTCCAAAACAACTTCTCCATCTGGAGCTGGTAACTCACCTTCGGGTGTGATTACATAAATCTCTGTTCCCACAACTAAAGCATCAATACGAAATTCAACACCTTCAGCATTTTTGTAAATCTCAAACTTGTGATTTGAGTTTGCGAAGATTTGTTTTACTCTGTTGATAATTTCTAATCTATTCATCTGTAAGAAAATTTGGTTTATTTTTAGCTAAATAAAAGATTTTCGTTGAACCAACCTTCAACAGAAAAACCATTTAGTTTGCCGTTTTTTATTTGTTCCCATATTCTGGGGTTTTCTACCTTCATTGTTATAACCCAAGTTCCCTTTGGAAACTCAAGTCCTAACGAAGTAGATTTATCAAAAATTGGGTCTTCTACAATCCAACTTTCTTTCACATAACTATCTGCCTTTCTATCCGTGTGCTCAATATTGCTTGCATCTAACAATTTATTTTTCATATATTTCTCTGCAAGTTTTTTGATGGTATCTTCAGTAAAAAAGACATAATAGAACTCACCATTAGGTTTCATTGGAGTTGGCGCTGACCTCCTAATGATGAATTTATTTGGGATTATGGCTGCACCAGTGATTTCCATTTTTTCCTCATTGGTTGAAAATGCCAGTTGATTTGGCTTCATGCTACACGTTAGTCCATCAAAGTAGTAACCATCCTTACATCCACAATCTTCTTGAGACATTTCTTGTCTGTCAATCTGTTCTACTTTACGTTGAGCCCATGCGATACCTTCATCACCACCCCACGCAAGCCAAGCGACGTAACCCTTGTCCTTCCAAGGCTTCCCTTCAAATTCGGGATTGATTTCACTATTCTTTCTATGTCTTTCAAAACCAGCCATACGTCCAATCGTATCCCTACTGATTTTTTCTTTCTTACACAACGAATTAGCTCTTTGAAGACCCGTAAGCTCCATTCCACTTACTTCGTCCCTTCCGTGTTCATCTATCCAGCGTAATACCTTACAAGCGTTCTCACTAGCTGCTTCGGGATAGTCATTGTAGGTTTCAAACTCATAATCGTGTTGAGCACAAGGAGCATATACCATTTGTCCTTCAAGATTCATTTCATGCGAACCTTGACATCCAATTTTTTCAGCTAATCTTTCGGCTTCTTCTCTTGTGGTAAACACTGGCATATCATCAATAATGTCAATAGCCGCAAAACCACCTACTCTTGGACCTACGTTCGCACCCTTACTTCTACCTTCTGCTTCCGCAGCTGCTGTTGCAAGGTTACGGGTATCATATAAGACACCAACCTCTTCACTAATAAGTCCCCTTCTACTGTTAGCTGAATTTAGGATTTTAGGTAACTCTGCTTTTGGAACATAAGTAAGTTTTACCCACTTGTGTAAACAGTTATAACTTCCACGCCACATTAGAGGAGAATAACCAACTGGACCTACGGGATTTAGAGATGATAACGCTTGAATGTCCTCATCAGTAAACACCCTTTGAGCACTTACCATTTCTCTACAGAATGAACGTGTATTGTTTCTTATACCACCGACATATTTGTATCTAACACGGGGGTTGAAATCACCTTCCCAATCTGGATTTGGATTGGATGGTATTGCGAACATATCTTTACTATATTCTGTTGGAACAGCATCTTGGATTGCTACCAATACATACCCCTCTTTTTCTAACGTATCTGCTGGCTCACCTAACTGATTTATGTGAAATGCTAATTCACCCATTTTTGTGTTATCCAACATATCATAAATGGGTTGATAATGTTTTTCGTGTTCAAATGCGAGCCAGTTGCTTTCGTGTGCTGGACGTTCTACAAGAGATATACCGTCCAAACCAGAAATTTCATCAAACTCGTCAATAGTGAGCTCTACTATTTTCATTACTAATAAATATAAAAATTTTACTTATTTACCATTTTTTATAAAACAGAACGGGATTTTATCTGTCTATCCAATGCTTGTTGACTGCTCATATCTGTAGACACGACATACGTCTTGATTGGTGCTTGTGATGAAGTAGCAATTTGGTTCAATAAGTTCTGTTGTGGAGATGTCTGTGTTGTCATTGATGATATTCCACCATTCGCAAATCTCTTACCCCCTCCTGCTTGATTTATGGCGGACAATAATCCACCAAACATTCTACTACTACGAGCGTTGATGATTGTTTCACCAGGACTCACTAAAACGGGTATATTGTCACTTCTATCACTACCATTACCTACAACCATACCATCAGCAGCTTTTACATCAGTATCAACTTTGACAATCGCAGCAACACGAGCCAAACCTTGAGCTATCGCAATACCAGCTGCGATGGCTGCTCTAACGGGAGCATCGGGGGTAGGAATTAGTAACTGTGATGCGTAAGCCGCTTGAGCTGCTTGATAGGTGGAAATTGTGGTTGAAGCAACTGCCAAGGTTTTACCCAAATCACTTTCCCTACCAGCCAGTTCAGCAACTGCGTCCAAACCAGATGTCGCAAGTTCTAAACGTTTTTGTTCAGCCGCCGCTTCTTGGTCTCTTACCTTGTTTCTAACAGCTGCAAATTTTTCCAATATATCAGTTCTTCTCTGTTGATTTTCAGCATCAATATTCGCCATTTGAGCATTGAATTGTAGGGTTCTATTAGTTTCGTATCCATCAAAATATGAATTGATTTCAATTATTCTCTGTGCTTGTTCAGTGGCAATTTGAACTTTTAGCTCTTTCAATCTCTCTGCACTGACAAAATCCTTTTTGGTTGTTTCTCTCTCCAATTCTAATCTTCTTCTCAATTCACCCTCATATACTTTTGAAGTATCTTCTAATTGTCTTTTTCTTTCTTCTTCTCGCGCAGCACTATTTTGAATGTCTGTTTGATATGCTTCACTAGCGGCAAATTTTTGGGTATCATAATATCTGTCATAAGCTTTCATTAGTTTATCCAACTGTGTTTTTTGAGTGGTTTCCCAATTTTTCAACTGCTCTTCTCTATCCAATACACCTTGATAATCCCCATCAACAACTTTGTTTATATGAGCTAATTCGTTTTCAGCCATTATTTCTGCTTGTTGAACCACAGCATCACTATACAATAATTCTTGAGCAACTAACTCTGCTCTAAATGCTTTGATATTATCCAATCTGGTTTGATAGGTATCAATCTCAAGTTGTTTTAGTTTTGCTTGAGTGCTCGCTTCAATTAGAAGGGTAATTTCTGCTTGTTTTGTTTTACTCGCATTCAAGGCCTTTAGTTGTTCCTTCAACTTCGCATCGTTGATGAGAATCTCTTGTTTTGCTTTTTCTTGAGCATCTTTGATTAGGTCCAAGTTGAGTTGTTGTTCCAAATCTGCTATCTGTTGTAATTCTTGTTTTCTTTTGTCAGCAGCCGCTTTTTGTTCTGCTCTTTGTCTATCACGTAATGCCTTCTCTTGGTCATACAGCTCTTTCTGTTTAGCCAATGAGTTAGCTTGAGCATTTTGTAATGCGACGTATGCTGCGGCTTCTTCATCTAACGCTTCCTTACTACTATCACTCAACGCATTTTGAGCCTTGATAGCATCATATCTTCTTTGAGCCAAAATCTCCTCTTGTTTAGCAAGAGCAATTTCCGCCTTTCTAACTTCTTCTAAAGCTCGTTGTCTGTCTTCATAGGACAAGGTCTCATCATTGACTTTTAGTTTACTTTCATTGATGAGTTTATTCTGTTTTGCCCTTTCCATATTCAAGTTACGTGTAGCGTCTTCAATCGCTTGTAACTCTTTTTTGATGTCCATCGCTTGTTTGAACTCACCAGCAATCTCATCACCTATTCCACTTACAGCACCTTTGACATCATCCAATGCCCCACTAAAATCACCAGAGAAGAATTTGACAATCGCATCACCTACCTTCAATACCCTATCACGTAGAACGTCCATAGCGGCTGAAATACCTGCAAAGATTTGGTCTAGTTTTTCAGCACCCGCTTTGGTTGATGCGAACGCTTTATACAGAGCAGTAAGAGCCAACACAATAGCCGCAACGACTGCTCCAATAGGGTTAGCCACCAGTTTCATCAATGAAGCATTCAACGCTTTTGCACCTTGAATAACACCACCAATAGGTCCTGGCATTGATGACAAACTATCACTAAATGACATAGTGCTTTCCTTTGCCTTTTTCTGTGCTTCTCCTACCTTACCTAATGCGTTTTCCGCCCTACCTAAATCAGTAGCTAAATCTTGCCAATGTTCACTACCTAATTCAGTGTTCTCTAATTCATTCTTCAAGTCCGCAATGGACTTATTTATCTCCTTGATATTCCCAGCCGTTTTTTCAACAATACTTCCGTTTTCATCAACGAATTTCAGCTTGAATACTAATTCTTTTTGAGCCATATTATTTTGTTCTTATACTATAATATAATTTTATGGACACTCTGCCCCTTTGACGATATTACCCGTTCCACTGATGATTGCCACAGAACCATCACACGCACATACTGACGCTATTCCATCTGGTAAGATAATAGATACTTGAGGTGGTGCTCCACAATCCCCACAAGGGATGTATTCAAATGTCAAGTTACCCTCACTACTTGTATTGGTTATCTCGTATTGGAAACAAGGTCCAGGAGGTAATGGAGTTGAACTTGGGGTAGGTGTAGGTGTCGGTGATGGACAAGGAACATTACATGCTCCATTGATATACCAATACACACTTCCACTAGGTGCTTGTTTAGAACATACATACGTTACTTGATATGCTCCCAACGTATCAATCACAATCTGGTTTGTGCAACAATCCACGTATTGGAATGATACACCAAATGGGTTTTCGTTCTCAACAGTATATTCCACACAATCATTCAATGTAGCTGTTGGAGTAGGTGTTGGAGTCGGTGCTGGATTACAAACACCATTGTCAAATGTTGTTGTATCACCCGTAGTTGAGATTGAACCAAAACATGCACAGAAACTCAAACCAGTGTCTGGGTCAAGTGTAAAGGTTTGTGGTGCTCCGTTACAATCAATCCATTCAATAAACGCTTGTGATTCCAAACTATTGTTATCCACAGTATATGCCTCACACAAACAAGGTGTCGGCGTAGGTGTGGGAGTAGGACTTGGACTTGGAGGAACTGGTGTTGGTGTAACTTGGTCATATACATTGAGAATGGTTGACAATGTGTCACAATTACAATTTGTATAAGCTACGGGAATAACACTTGAGCCAGAATATGTGGTTTTGACTGGTTGATAGTTGTAGTCCCCACATTCAATCTCTTCAATTTGATAACAAATTTCCCCTATCTTCCAAAATCCATCTTTGAACGCAAAAATACCATACGTCAAATCTGTATTGGTATAGATGATATCGGCGGGGTCATCACACGCAGTCAATGTGTAACATCTCTTTCTGTGTGGTTCATAATCCCTTGTTAGTTTTACCAACTGAACCCTAACTGGTTTTTCTGTATTATAATCAAAATTCTCAATCTTATTTATGCGATAGTAGTTACCATCAATGAATATCTTTTCATTGTATTGCAAACTCTTGAACTCTTCAGTGGTTAGATATACTGCCACATCCAATATTCTGTTGTCAGCATCAATCAAATCATCAATATAATCTTGGTAATACACTGTTTCCATATCCCCATAACTTGGGAACTGCGCTTCAGTGGGGTCGTAGTATTGTGTTGAGTTGAAGTTGGTATAATGTGAAAATCCACTCACACCAAATGGATAGGTGGTGAATCTGTGGTTGATTGGAAATACGTCAATCTGTGTTCCATCCAAATACCACACCTCACCGAATGTAGTCCCGCTGACATCAATATTTTGGATGTTGCGACCTGGTAGGTTCACCCCTCTAAATAAAGGTCTTGGAAGGGTTCTAAATGGACGGAAGAACTGCTGAACTTGTCCATCTTGTTCTTCTGTTTCCAACACGTAATAGATAGGTAACGTAGCATAGTTGTATTGTTGGTTTACTACCACATAATCCACACTATTACTGAATACACTATCAAAGTTTGTTACCATTTCTTTGTAGTCAGTATTCAAGTCAATTTCCTTGCTTCCAAATACCAAGTTATTCAAGTTGAAAAACTGTTCATTTCCATTGTCCACATCTTTTTGCATGTTGAACTCCATAACCCCATTGATGACTGTGGTTGTTGGACTAATCTGTATAGGTTCGTTGTGGTCAATCTTTCTTGTCCAATCCAATACAGCTCCTTTACCGATAAAATCAATAATCGGTTCAACAATAAGGATTCTAGGTTCTCCAACTTTTGGAACAACCACCATATTGAATAGGTTGTTTACCGCTTGAATAAACTCAATCTGTTTGAACTTGTCATCGGGGAACTCTTTGGAATAATCAAAATCACCCACCACAATCTTTGGACCTAATATGATGTTGAAATTGAAGTCAGTAACTACGGCTGTTCCCAAACCACTCAATAGAAAATCCCAAGCGAAGGTATCACCAGAGTTAGCAAACCAGCTGAACTGATAGCTAAGGCTTCCTTGACCTCCTGGCGCTATGGTAACTGTCGTAGGATGGAATATCGTATTACCCGTTGTTGTCCCCGATAATATTTGATGGAAATAGATATCCAAGTATGCTGACAAATTGACAGTATCGGGTATTCGTTCATTGTTGTAACACGAAATATCCAATGTGGCTGTATAAATACCCGTTGTATTGATTGTCATAATATAGTCACCAGATACAGTATGAGCACTGATGTTATCTTTGACTGTTGGGGTTAGTTTTACACGTAATAAATTATTTTGGGTATAAGATGGGTCTACGTTTGTCCAAGTAGTTACACCCGTGTAGGTTATGGGGTCTCCACTCTGTATGGTTTGATATTCCACGTTTTCTCCTTGTAAGATATACAATCCCTCACTGTTGAACGCTTGAGGTAAGTAGAACCTCTTGAAATAAGCCGTATCCATAAAATTGCTCTCAATATCATATCCCGCTTGCTCAAATATTTGATGGTATAACTCTCTAAACTGAACAGAGGGTTTCATATAGTAAGATTGGAGTGGTGTTGCTGGGTCATCAAAATATCCTTGACTGAATAAACCCCCCGAAAACAAACTGAAATTGAGTTTTGGTGTAGCATTGACATTTACAGTATTACCCGATGTGTATTCATATCCAAAGTGTCCCAAGAACCAATACGCTTTACCCGTCTCATACGCTGTTGTTCCCGTTGGTGTGTATAAGTCGGGGTCTTTCAAACTACCAAATGCTACGTCATACGAATTATAGGGGTGGTTCATATAACTCAAGTCCAAATCTCTCATCAACTTGTCCCCAATGTTAGCCAATAAGTTACCTACCTCATTGTAGAATGTGATGTTGTAGATAACCTCCCTATTCTCAATGTTGACAAAATTTAGACGAACATAACCCGTCATAATCTCATATCCATTATATGTCAATATCGCATCCATTTTTCTGCGAATATCAAAGTCAGTGAATGAAGAATTTAGGTGAAAAAAGTGTTGGAATATATCATTGTTTTCTTTACTACCAGGCACATAAAAACTATTGGAATATGTGCTATTCCTTTGGGTTATATTTTGAATCTCTGCAAATGATGAGTTGACTTTGAACTCACTAGTTTCAAATAAATCTAAATAATGAGTGGTGCCTGAAATGGTAATAGTAAGTCCTAACATATTAGATTGATGTGTTGAATTGATTTATTGGGTTATACACATAGTTCATCGTGTATTGGTATAATTTGTTGTAACGTTGTTTGTATTCCTCAAATGTGCTGTTTGTAACAAGTATTGGGACTAGTGTATAGAACAGAATATTGTTGTAACCAATATTACTGATGATTTGGTAAGCATAATTGGATAGGAAGAAATCTCTAAACGTCTCCATATCGTTGTCATCCATCCATATACTTTGAGCCTCCACTGATACTACAGTATCTTGGTTATAAACAATGTTTCTTTGGTCACTTGATTGCCACATATAACTACTCGCATCACGAACCCCCGTTTGAGCATATACGTCTCGTGAGGTTGATAGTGACTTGATGTTCTTTTGACCGAACGTTATTGTGTCCCATGCTCCGTTGGTGTTGAGGTATAAGAAATGAACCGCATCCCCATATAAACATTCATCACCATAAAAATCAAATACGTAAATATTTGAACTACCATAACTGGTAAAATCAGTAACTGGACTACCAGAACTTGTGGTGTAAAATGCCACCTTTTTCACATCATCAAATTCAGCTACCCCATAATAGTATTTTGCAAAGTTGGTAATCAAATAATCCAAATCAGTATAGACATTTGAGGTTGTTCCTTGATAGGGTAACTGATGTGTTGCGTGATATTCCAACACATTAGCTGTTTGACGTAACTCAACCAGATTGGATACTTGGTTGATGTTCGCATTTCCACTCAAATCATACCCCAAGTTACCTTGAGCGAAGTTGACAAGAACGGGACATTGTTTGTGGTGTTGTCTGTGTCTAAATCTAACACTCTCCTTTGCTGCTGAAATGGTAATACCCGTCATCGCATAAGGGGTTCTGTCATTACCAAACTTATTGTAGAAATTGGATAGGGGTGCGTTGTCTTCCAAGTATTCCACACCACCCGTAGCTGCTGTGGATAACTTGAACTTACCCATATATTCTGTTGATGTTAGCAATGTTGAATTGTTGTCACCCAATAGGTTTCTGTAATAAGATACATCCGCAGCTGGTGTCAATCTAATCAAATCACTGGCTGATACACAGATGGGGTTTGACTCACTATAGTAAAGTCCATAATAGTTCCAACCCGTTGTTTCACATCCATCACAATTCCATATAAACTTATAACCACATCCCAAGTCATTGCTCCATAGATAAACAATATCGTTGTTGGTTGGTAATGAACCAGCCACATAAAATCCACTATCTGCTGTGGAACTTCCACTAGCCACAAATGACCCTGCAAACGTGGTGTGGAGATAGGTAGCCCCCGATACAAATGTTCCATAGCTTGTTCCGTAATCCCAACTATTGGCTCCTTGCCAGTTTATTCTGTTGGGTGTTCCCGAATAACCCGCAGATACTGTATCCAATGAATAGGTGAAATTGGCTATATCTGTTGGTATCCAATATTTGGTTTGAATATCCAATACTGTCGTTCCACCACTGGTGTATTCTTCCCCCACCAATATTCTATATGAACCCGTATGTTGTAGTAACTCATAAGGGTTGGTAAAGTTGTAGATGTTACTAGGTGAAAAACCAGACAGAGCACCAAAGTTACCATTGGGGTTGTTTATATCAATATTCCATACTCCACCACTAATACCATTATAGGTTTCTTCAGCACGTGGATTTGGTTTTATGTAGTTTTTTATAATATCACGAATATCAAAGATGGCTTTACCATACGTGTTTGGACGGAGCTTTACACGTCCTATTTTTTCTGCGGTTGATTCATAAGGATTGAAGTAGATGTCCACAACATACTTGAAATTGGTAAGTGCGGTATTGGTTGAAGAACACGTGAAATAGTGTTCCATATTGCTACCCATAAATCCATAAGGGGTTTTATCTATTGTAATCATATCACTTGTATGTTTATATTTTGATTGTTGGCTGGTATTGCGTTTATAATGGTTTGACTGATGAAATCATCAATACTCAATGCTAATTGTTCAAATAATTCATCATCAATTTGTTGAGATAGTTGTTCAATGGCAATGTCAAAGAAATAGGTAGGTTTGATACCAAACTTATAGATATTTCTGCTGACAGCGAAAGCCATACTTTTTGCTTGGTTCTGGTCTAATCCCAATCTTGCCATACCCCATTTCATCAAGGGTCTAATAGGGACATATTTTCCTGCGTTTCTACCATCATTGACATATTGCCAATAATCGTTCATAAAGATTTGAACCTCTTTGGTGTTTACATCATAACGAGCTTCAACGCTATTTATTAGATTGGTATTGTATCCATCGGGGACTGGACCTACTTTATTGGCAGAACCAGCGTAGGCACTATTCCTACCCATTGAATAAGCGTTACCATCTTTACCTGGAGCATAGGGGTATTGTTGTGACAATGCCCATTTTAGTTTCTCTGCAAATAATTGAGAATATAACTCAAACGCTCCAGCTAATTGTTCTTCCATTATACGTTGAAATCAGTGTAAGGTGCGATACATCTGTTTAGGGGTTTATCTACCATCACTTGGAGCTGTAAGTTCCAACCTATCAACAAATCTTCATACATCTCACTGAACGGACTTATAGAGGTTGGTAATACCACATCATACTTGGATGAGAAATCCCCTTGTGATGCTATTACAGAATACTTGAATTGAGCCAAGATGTCCTCAGCTATTTCCAATGTGTCACTCCATAAATCGGTTTGAATGGTTTTATTTTTGGTGTTGTCAATATCACAGACAATCACATTGAACGAATAGGTAATATATCCGTCATATCGTGTTGCGGGTTGTGGAACAATATACAACAAGGGGTATTCGGGTGCGTTGTTTTGCACATTGTCTTTGGTAACCTTACCCACGTAATCCTCATCTGTCTTTTGTTGAGTTAGAAATATCAAATCCCTAATATCCCCAATACCAAATGAGTTCAGTTGTTTGTGTTTAGATTGTAGTAATTTGAAATCATCCACAATATTTTTGAAGTTATAATAGTTACTCATTTTCTATATTTATTCATCATTTTATTCATTTCTCTTTCCCTCTCCTTATTCAACTCTTTTGCGTATGTTAGGAAGTTGAATACATAATATAGGGGCATTCGGGTTATCTCTGCAACGTCTTTGATGTTTTCTTGCGCCAGAAAAACAATCGTCCCATACCAGCCCCAATGCTGTGCAAAGGTTTTAGGAGCGTTTTTGTTTTCTTCTTCATCTTGTAAAACATCGTCAAATAAAAGGGGGTAGCTTCTTTCAATAGTCCCCCTAAAACGAAAAAAAAACGCAATGCTCCTTGTAGATATTTCACGGGTAGTTCCCTAAATAACTCCGCTCTTTTTTTAGTTAGATTTATGTCATAAGATTCTATAGTTCCGTTCTCCATTATCGGTCTATAAAATATCGCCATTAGTTCATGCATATTTGACTTGGTATATGACTTGTCCTTCTGTAAGAATGTATCAATGTCCACATACTCACCAAATGACATATTAGCCAAATCCATAAACTTATATTTCACACCCTTGAACTCAAACTCGGGGTGAAATTGCTCTCCAATCTTGATGAAGTAGTCGCTCAAATATTCCGCAGCATCTTTGACTTGTGCGAAATTAGCTTTACGTAAATCATATTCGTCAATACCCGTAGATACTGATACCAATGATAAATAGAAGTCCTCATCCTCTTCTATGTCCTTCAATAAATTCAGCTGTGCCCATCCGTGTAAGGTGGGTTCATTGACTTTGTAGTCCTTACCAGCGAACTCTATGATATGTTCCATACTCTAAAATATAAATGTTTTATGTTCTTCACCTATTATAAATGTAATAAGCACCTTTTGTTTTTTTCTTGCGTAAACTATGTAATGACAGAGCCAGTGAAATGATGGTGTCATCGTGTGCTCCATCAAACGCTCTGTAAGACACTTTCCTTGTTGAAGGGGAGTAATGATATGTAAACGTCTTCAACTCTCCATATAACGAAGGAAATAGGGTTTCTGTGGGTAATCTCAAGTCCCCCTTGTTTAGTTCATAGATTAGGTCTTCTATGATTTCTTGTTTTGATGATTGTGTTGTGATGAAGGGGTGTATATCTTTATAGGATTTGATTAGTTGTTCATACAACACATCCCCTATTGAGTTTACCTCCATCATCGCTGTTGCTTGATACTGGTTTAGGTATTGTTTTATGTTCTGTAAGATGGTATCCCACGGCTTGTGTCTGTCCCTATAAATGAACACCACATTTCCGTCATCGTCCATTATTGTCAATACTGAATAGTCATCTTGTCGTCCCACGTCAATACCCGCATAGTATCTTTTACTTGGTTGTTTGTTACTCCAATTTGGTAATACACAATAGGTGTCAATATCCGTAAACACTGAACCCCCACTATCCACAAACTCACCCATTATTTCTTGTTTGAATACGTTTTCTGGAAGCGTCTTTTTTGCTTCATCTAATTCTTGTTTGTCAATATAGGGGTTGTCATAACTTGTCCCTTGTAGGGTTATGTATTGGGGTTGGTCTACGTCTAGACCCCTTGTATGTAAAGAATACAAATAGTTTCTCCCCTTCGGTGTTGATATAAAACATACCTTTTTTCCTTTGATTAGAATCGTTGGTTTCAATACTTCGTTCCATACTTCATCTTTGATAAATGCCGCCTCATCTACTATTAGATAGTCCAATGTGTAACCACGCAAACTATCTGGTTTTTCACCAGACCTAAATAGTATCTTACTGCCGTTTATTAGCCCCATTTCATAATTTGATTTATTAGATGATATTAGGATTGGGGTGCCAGCAATCGCTTTTTCAATATCTTCATATACCTTACGGACTTGTGAATAAATTGGACTTACCCACATTAGAGTTGCTCCGTTATTTTCCAACGCCCATTTCAGTAATAGGTTTTCGGCTAATAATGTTTTCCCGAATTGTCTCCCGATTGTAAGGACAGCGTATTTGACGTGTTCCTGCTCAATCTTTGTAATGAACTCGGCTTGTTTTGGATAGGGGGTAAAACCTTCAACTTCTACAATCATAAATCAAGTTTTATTTGGTTATCTATTTTTCTTTCCAATTTCCATTTATATCCACCTGCTTCTGTTCTAAATCCCCTATAACACATCATAATATTATGGGGGGTTGAATAGTTGATTGAATTAGCTGCGGTTGTTATACCATCAAAAGATGCGATGAAATTATCTTCCATATCATACTGATTTATTTGATATACTTTATCCAATATACCATCTAATCTTTCATTAGCGAAATCAGCATAAATAGGGTTCAATTCATACCCAATAAAGTTTCTGTCTTCACAACACAAACCAGTAGTCCCTATACCAGCAAACACATCTAAAATAGTGTCCCCCTTGTCTGTTAGTAAGTTGATAAAATAACAAGGTAATTCCTTATGAAACGGAGCTGGATGGTGTATCAAATTGTCCCTTGATGCCGATGCTGTTGAAAATCTAAATACATTATCGGGACGGACTTTGTCTGGTTGGGTGTTTATTGTAGTTTCACTACCTCTAATCCCCTCTATAATCTGTTGATGTGATTTCAATACCATAGGTGATT